TTAAAATCTTATATCCCCGGCCGCAGTATTAACGGCATTACAGGCTTTGAAGAAGGGAAAGGATATTATTTTGTAGCCAAGTTAGATATGGATCTTACTGCTTATTTAATTCCACCAATACCTGGATTAACACAACTCGCAACACCTGGAAGTTTCACTGCAACGCCAGGTGACACTCAAAACGTTTTGGACTGGTCGGATGTGGTAAGTGCAACAAGCTATACATTGGACCGGGCCACCAACTCAGGCTTTACTACAGGCGTTTCATTAAATATCTATACTGGGTCAACATCTGGTTTTACAGATACCGGTCTCACAAACGGCACGCAATATTTTTATCGCGTACGGGCAACCGCCTCTGGATTTACAGATAGCGCATATGCCACGGCTAATGCTACGCCAGCAGCATCAGGACCATCTTTCGTCACTTGGAACAGTATTGACACCGATATGGAGCAATACAATACCAATAAGGGTTTGCGCAAGAAAGCGAGCGCTTCTGCGGGATGGGCTACGCCAAGCTTCAGTAATGAAACAATAATTGATGGCCAGGCTGTGGTATTTAAATTGGATACCATCGGCTATATGATTGGAGGTTTGACGCTTGCTCGTTCAGGAAACCCCGGTAATATAGCATCGGATTGGACAGCTTATTTTCAGCTAATCGGCAATGTATTTACTGTGGACGATGGTGGCGGCGCCACTGACTCCGGTGTCGTTGCGACTACCGGCCTTTATGTCAAACTTGCTCGTTCCGGTTCAAATATCATCATTTCTACGAGCCCAGACGATACAACCTATACCACTCGCGCCACTCTTGCGGGTTCTGGCACATTTTATATTGGTGTGCAGATTTATGGCAATGTGACGAATGCTGGTATCAGCGAAATTAAAAAAGTATAAATAATGGCTTCCCTTATTGCTGGAAAGCCATCCGTCTGCGTTTCGACACAGACAGTTGACTTTGCGGCTGCAGGTTTAAATGCAAGCAATATTTTCATTGTTTATCTAGTGGATAACCCAGTCAAATCATGGGTGCCTGGCCGTGACATTAATGGAATCAATGGCTTCGAAGAAGGTAAAGGGTATTATGTAATTCCAAAAATAGATTACGAGTTAAACAATGTAATTCCTCCGCTTCCATCCGAGGCCCCGTTCGATTTGATGACATTCTCGGGCTTGCAAGCTTTTTATGATCTTACTGACCCATTAAATGTAGTTACATCTTCAGGGAGGGCGACACAGATTAAAGATATTTCTGGTAATAACCGCCATATTTCAGAACAGTTTGATGTGTCCATTGCTTATCCGACTTATAGTTCATCTGGCGGTCTTGGAGATGCTGGGTACGCTTCATTTGATGTCAATACTTCAATGCTCAATAGTAGCACGGGTATAAGCGGCCCAATAAGCTGCTATGCTGTACTTCGTTTTAAAAATTTCACTCGGACAGATGTAAGCGGACAGGGCACGTTAAAGAGTGCTATCAATTTCGGCGCCAGGTCAAATGGGCTGGTAATGGATGATAGTTTTACCACCGGGAACTATATACCTAAAGTGCAATCCGGAGGAACGGTTTTTTCTGATTTATACGAAAATCTGAAAAAGACTAATTGGCAAATCCTTAATATGGATTTTTTAGGCAGGACAAAAACAAGGTTAAATAATCAACCGCCAGGGTTAACGTATACTGTAGACCTGGGAACAATTGGGGCGGGAGCCATTTGGTTGGGCTATTATACACTTTCCGTTGAGTTTGATTTGGCAGCATTGATAATTGTCAATGGTACAATTGACACCGCCACAGAAAAAAACATATATGCATGGGTAGATGCAAAATATCCAGTAACAAAGAATCAGTTCCTTGAAGTATATGGAGACAGCATAAGTACCGGAAACGGAGACAATCAATTAATATGGCCATGGCTTGTTACAGCAAATAAGGGCTTTGATTTAGTTAGTAATAGCCAAGGCGGAACCGTAGGATATCAGAATGGCAATTTAACATCCGGTGTGCCCGGTAGCAACTTCGTCGATAAGAAAGGTTACAGTTTTGAAAGGCCTTATGCAGGGCAGTGGATTGTTTTTGCTTTCGGCACAAATGACGCCAATCAGTCATTGGTAGATGCCAACTGGAAAACAGGCTTCAAAGGTTACATACAGGAATTCATTGACTATGGTTATGATATAAGTAAAATGATTCTTGTAAAAGCGCCTACAACCACAGCAAGGCAATCTGTGATGGCCCTCGTATTTACTTACATGGACCAAATCGCCAGTGAACTTGGTGGACTGCATGTATATGACTGTAATGCACGATTTGCGGCTAATGGTGGTGATTCTCTGTTCGCCGATGCATTGCATCCTACTTTAGCGGGTCAGGCCGTGTACGCAGATGGCCTAAATTTAATAATTTCTTGAGTACCTGGCGTATCAGGTCATAAGCAGAGAGAGCCGCATTTTGGAAACAGAATGCGGCTTTTTCTATTTACCAGTATATGCTGGAATTCAAACTGGATGATACCGCCGTGGAATTGGTTCTTACGCTCACAGAAAATGTGACTATAGCCAATCCATTTTACCTGTTTGTTTTTACGCATGTGCTGACAAAGGACGTGGTGGCATTTGTCAAATCCACGCAGATGATCAAAGCTTTTACAGCGAACGGTATAACATGTTCACCATTGATGCCTCCACACTTTTCGCGGGTATGCAACCCGGCGAATGGCATTATACAATTTATGAGCAGGTAAATGATATCAACCTGGACCCGCTGCTGGCCGTTGCAGAATTAGAATTCGGCAAAATGATTTTAGACAGGGCTACTGAGTTTGAATTTACAAAATACGATTCACCAACAAGCTTCAAAACATACAATGGCTGAGACAGTAGATATACCACATGAAGTTGTTTCTTCAGGCGAACCAGGCATTATTGTCTTGAAATTTGCTGACAGTAAAATCCCTGTCTTCAAAGAAAGCAAGAATAAAGACTACATAAAATATGGAGAGGACAATCGCTATCCTGAATACCTGACTTTTCTATATAACAAATCAGCTAAGCATAATGCTATTCTAACCGGCAAAGCTAATTACATCTTTGGTGAAGGGTATGAAAACGGAAATATAGTCATTAACCGACTGGGCGAAACGCTGAATGATATCTCAAAAAAGGCCATTCTGGATGTGCGCATATACGGTGGCTTCAGACTTGAAATTATCTGGAATCAGAATCGCAAGGTCTCTGAAATCTATCACGTTGATTTTACCAGCATCCGCACCGGTAAAGAAGGTGGTTATTATTACAAAGAAAGCTGGAGCCGGGATAACCGGGAAGAAGAAGAGCCTATTGCTTCATTTAATCCAGGCAAGCCTGTAGGCTCCCAAATTTACGCCTACGATGAATACCGGCCCATGATAAGGTATTATCCTTTGCCTGATTATATCGGCTGCAATAACTACGTAGAAACGGATATTGAAATCAGCAAGTATTATTTGTCTGCCATTCGCAATGGCATGAATCCTTCAAAACTGATACAGTTCTTTAAAGGAGAGCCCACTGAGGAAAAGAAAAGGGAAGTGGAAATGCGGATGCAGAAGAAATTCGCAGGGTCTGAAAATGCCGGCAAATTCTTGCTTGTTTTCAATGATGCGAATAATGTCAACCAAACAGTCAAGGTGGATGATTTATCCGGCAGTGAACTGGACAAGATGTTTGTGGAGCTAAACAAAACCTGCCAGCAGGAAATATTTTCCGGGCACCTGGTTACCAGTCCCGCTTTGTTCGGAATAAAAACGGAAGGACAACTCGGAGCAACACAAGAATTAAAAACAGCTTACGAAATCTTCATCAACACTTATGCAAAGCCAAAGGCCAATGATTTTGATAAAGAGATAAATTATTTGTTTTCTTATTCCATGTGGCCAGGCGCTTATAAGCTCAAACAAACCGACCCTATCGGTATCCAGTTTGATATCAAGGATGTAGTGAATTCGCTGCCCAAACAATTTGTTTTTGAAAAATTGGGCATTCCACAAGATTTGTGGGCGCTCCCAAATATCGGTTCTGACAATAAGCCTTCCGACGGAACGGTCCCTGCTGATATTACAAAGCCTGTTAATACGCCAGCTCCTGCGGCTCCAGTCGCACCAGGTGAGGCCACAGCCATGGCAAATGATAATATCAAAAATCTTTCGGCCAAGCAGCATCAGCAGTTAATGCGCATCATCCGCCAATACGGAAAGGGCCAGTTGAACCAGGTCCAGGCGACAACGCTGCTGAGAACAGGATTGGGACTAAGTGACGCTGATATAAACAGCATCCTTGGCGTACAGCCAGCCCCGGCCGCCATGTCTGCAGTAGATAATCTGGATGTCATTGTTGCCATGTTTGATGCATGCGGCGAAGCCAAAGCGGATTTTGAGGTATTAAAATCTAAAAAGGTTTGTTTTTCCAGCGAGCTCGAGGCAGAAGCGGATGAAGAGATTTTCATGCAGGAGGCTTTTAAAACATACGACGTCACCTATACTGAAGACCAGATTTTGGAGATGATTAAAAAGGATCCAAAAGTAACATCCGAAGTTATTGCAGAAGCCATCGGTCAGACGAAGGCGTATGTAGATGCAAAGATTGCCAACCTCACACAACGTGGTTATCTGGAATCAACCACTGAGACAATTGGCGAAGATGAAGTAATCAGCAGGAGTATTCCCAAAGAGCTGGACATCACCACGCCACCGCCTACAGCTAAAACACCACCGGTTCAAATATTTGTGAAGTACAGCTATGAAGTAAAACCAGGCATAGGCCCGGCCATTATACCCACCAGCCGGCCTTTCTGCATAAAGATGATAAAACTCGACAGGCTTTATTCAAGGGCCGAAATTGAAAACATTTCGCAACGCCTTGGCTATTCTGTTTTTGACCGTAAAGGCGGATGGTGGGGACATAACCCTGAATGCAGGCATTTATGGAAAAGTAACATAGTAGTAAAGAAAAAATAATGTCAGAAAATATATTACTCATATCGGACACAATGATAAAGGAGCGGACGGTCATCCATGGCAACATCGACCCCAAGCTTATCTATCCCGACATTAAAGTTGCGCAGGACATGTATATCATGCCAATTCTGGGCACCAATCTTTACAACAAATTGCAATCTCTTATTTCTACTGATAAGATGAAGGATGCTGAAAATGTCAACTACAAAGACCTTATCGACAAATACTTGGTGGATGCGCTCATGTACTATACGCTGTCGGAATTACCGACAACCATTTCCTATCAATTCTGGAATAAAGGGGTAAGCAGAAAAATCGGCAATGATACGGAGCTGCCAACCATGAGTGAGCTGATAGACCTCAGCAATAAGTATAAAAACAGGGCTGAATTCTACGCACAGCGCCTGCGCCTACGGATAATAGACAAAGCGCCGACCTGGTATCCCGAATATCTGAACCCCGGCAATACCATTGATACGGTGACGCCTGAGCAAAGAAATTTCACCTCGCCAATTTATTTGGGCGACAGTGATGGCATTGATAATCCTTATTGTAACAAGGGTGGCTTTAACGGCCAACCATATAAAGATTAATAAATGGGAAAGAGTACGAGTAAAAAAAATGAAGAGAAGCTTCGACTGTTTTTAGCGAAGCAAACCAAAGAGGTTAAAAAAACCGATAAAAAGAAAAAGCCATGACAGGCATTTATAAAATAGAATCACCAAGCGGTAAAATCTATATCGGGCAAAGTTGGAATATCGAAAACCGATGGAAGGCGCACCGATATATTCACGGTCGTTCTAAATTGATTAATTCTATTAAATCTTATGGAATAGATTCCCATCAATTCAGTGTTATTCATTGCCTTCCATCTGATGTTGACCAGATTATTTTGGACTCTTATGAGCAATTATATATGGATTTATATTCCAATACGGGAAGCGTGCTATTAAACTTAAGGGATGCTGGGAGTCATGGAAAACATAGCACAGAAACAAGAAAAATTATTAGTGCAAAAGGGAAAGGGAGAACGATTTCAATTGAACAAAGAAAACGTATATCCGAATTACATTCCGGACATACATATAACAATGGAAGAATATTGACAGATAGTCATCGTCATCTTATTTCAAAAAGTCTTACAGGAAGAATTATTACACCGGAGCACCGGAAAAAAATAAGTGATGCCAATAAAGGAGCCAATAATTATCTATTTGGAGGGAATCCCGGCAACCATCCGCAGGCAAAGAAAATAATTGATGTTGTCTCCTTAAAAAAATTCAATACGATAAAAGAGGCGGCTAAAGAAGTAGGATTAAAAAGAAATACCCTTAGTATGATGTTAACTGGTAAGAACAAAAATTCAACAAATTT